AAAATTTACTTTTGATAATCTAGATGAATTTATGGATTTTTATACTAATAATAAATCTAATAAATCTATATTTAAAACAACAACAGACCCAGAAATTTCTCAACTATTAGAAAATGGAAATATTTACTCAATAGGCTATATTAAAAGTCATATAAGTAATAAATTACAGGATATTGACGAGGAAGGTGATTTGGACGAATATATATTTTTTATTTGTGATCTATTAAAAAATAAATATATTAATAGTATTAAAGAATTTTCTTTAAAAAATAATATTGAATATAAAAGAGATAATTTTAGATATAAATTAATTATAAAAGAACTAATTAATTATATTAATTATTTATATAAAAAATATATAAATCCACCTAGTATGAAAAATATATTTGAAAATGGTTATAATTATAAAGACTTTTTTGATAAATTAAGAAATCATTTTGAAGAAGCATATGACATTAATATAAATGAAATATGTGAAGATTATTTTGACTTATTCACAGAATTATGGAATAAAACTAAGAAAGAGGCGGAACTAATTAAAAAAGAGTTTATTAATAATAACGATATTAACGACGAATATTATAATTTTATTATATTATATATAGACAAATATATTAAATATATTTCTTAAATAAAATACTTTATATATTTTTAATTATAAAAATATATAAAAATACTATAGAAATTTTAATTATAAAAATATATAAAAATTATTTCTTTAAGTAATTTAAAAAAATATATAAGAATTTTAATTAATAAACTATTTAAAGAATTATTTTCTTATATATTATATATATGTGCGAAGTTAAAAAAGAAAAAATCTTTATTTTTCTTAGAGAAAAAATCTATAAAGAAACTAAAAAATCTATTAATTTTTACGACTATAATTACGACTTATATAATAGTTTCGTAATTAAGAATAAAAGTTTAGAAGATTTAAAGAAAGATTATAATAGAGAAAAAAGAATTTATTTTAGAAATAAGAAAATTTATAAATCTACTAAAGAAGAAAATAAAGAAATTGAAGACGAATTTATTAGAGTTTTTAAGAAATTTTTAATAGAATACGAAAATTTATTAGAGACTAATAAATTAAATCTATTATTATATAATAGATTAATTTTTTAAATAAGTTAGATTATTATATATAAATATCTAAAAATATATAAAAAAGTTATTTAATCTTAATAATAAATTTATTATTAAGATTAAATATATTATAAGATTATTATAAATAAATATCTTATAATTATTTTCTATTATAATATATATAATGATTTGTAAAATAGAAGATATTATTAAAAAAGTTTTAATGGAAGATAATAAAAATATTTTTTCTACCAGTAATAAAAGCTTTTCGTTCAAAGATAATATATTTTATTCATATAATGAACCTATTGCTGAACTTGAAGCAGATATATATTATAAGCGTCTAAAACTATTTCCAAAATGCGGACAATATGGTGTATTTATAAGTAGAACAACGTCTAGGCATATAATGACATTAAAAAAATTTTGTGAAAATAATAATATAGATTATATAATCTAATTTATTAATTTAATAGATATTTATTAAAAAATAAATATCTATTATTATATATATATAATGGCTTTACAATTTAATACAAACTCTAGATTGGAAGATGCTGACCCAACACATATTTATATTGATTTATCTATAGTAAATAACGACTGGGACGGAAATGAAGGACCCAAAGCGTTAATATTTAATGAAATAAGAAACAGTCCATATTTATTACAACCTAATAAATATTTTTTCAGTGTTGTTAGATTTGAATTGGATACACCGTCATTGCCTGTATTTGTTCCTCTTATTGAAACAAATCAACCCGATGTAAATAAAACGGTGTATAAAATTGGTATAACATATGCTGGAGGTGAATATACTGCGACTATATACTGGGAAAGCAATATTTTTCCTGCACCTGTGCCATCTGGAGGCGTAGGCGCTCGTCAAGTTGCTAGTCCGTATTATTATGGTTTTACATATACAAACTTTTTAGAAAAAATAAATAATACTCTTTTAACTTTATTTAATTCTATACCAGGAAAACCTACTGGAATATTACCACCAAGATTTTCATATGATGAAAACCAAAATAGAATGCAATTCCAAGCTGATTGTAGATATTTTATTAATGGAGCCACGAGCATTGCACCGACAACTGCATTTTCAATTTATGTTAATGGACCTTTATATAAATTATTATCTGGTTTTGATTGGTATGATTTTGGTATGCCGATAACTAATGCATATATGAATCCATTACAATATAGATTAAGAGTGTATGAAACATTAAATAATCTTCAATTTAGAAAATCACCGCCTGGAGCTTTGACAACAGTATTTGATGTAATTATGACTAGCGAACAATTAGATATAGCACTATGGAATCCTGTTAAATCATTAGTGTTTTCTTCTGGTCTAATACCAATTTCACCAACTCTAACAAGTCCACCAAAAAGTGCAACAGGTGTTGCTCTTACATCATATGGTAATAACTCAAATTTATCATCTCAATTAACTGACTTTGAAGTTCCATTTACACCTAATAACACGTATAAAAATACTGTTAATTATAATCCTACTAGCGAATACCGTTTAATTGATGTTTTAAGTGATATACCCCTTAATGCAATTGATGTAAGTGTATTTTGGAAAGATATATATGGTAATTTAAATCCATTTACACTCGCATCTGGTTGTAATGCTAGTATTAAATTAATGTTTCGTCGTAAAGATTTTAATAATACTGAATATTTGAATAGATAAATTTTTAATTATATTTCTTTAAATAGTTTAATAAATTTTTAATTATATTTTTATTTAAAGAAATATTATATATATATATTAATAAAATGGAACTAACTCAACAACAACTTTCAGACCAATATAATTTTGATTTATCTATGTTATATTGTATATCTTATATTAAAAAAAATAGTATAAGTAAAGAAACAATAAAAGAAGATTTTAAATTTATTAGACAAATTGAAAGAGCTTATGCAAAATTATTTAATAATTATGTTAAAGATGGTAAAATAATATTATCTAATAACACTAATTATTACTCTATTAAAAATTATAAAAAAAGAGGTGAAGCTGGAACGATAATGGCTATTAAATATTTAATAAATATGTTAAATTATGAATATAATATAACTGAATACGATTTATTTAAATACAAACAATTGGTTAAAAAATACTTTAATAATTGTTATAAATTATGGTTTGAATATAATCAATCTAATCTATATAGATTCAGCGAATATTATCAGGAATGTGAATATAACAGACCTTCAAGAAATTATATATATTATACTGACAAAAAATATTATAAAATTATTAAGAATATTATGGGATATTAACTTTAAAAATAAATTATATAAAAATTATTATATTATAAATAATATAATAATTTTTTTTATATCTTATATTATATATATGGATTTTACTACCTCGTTAATAAAAGATAGTCGTCTTATGGTTAAAGATACCATAAATTATGGAGTTGTTAAAGGTGGTGAGACAATTACTCATCAACGCAATAATGTCGTGGCTGCCTCTACTACATCTCTCGTGTTTAACGTGCAAGTCCCATCTCTTCAAACCGTAATTGACAGACGTGTAATGCTCGGTGCTGATATTACTCTTAAAATTTCTGGTAATGCTGGTGCTGTTGTTGGGACAAAACTCGTAAATTATGGAACTACTGACGCACTTGCACCATTTCCATTTCACCAAATGATGTCAACTATGACATCAACCCTTAATTCTTCGTCTGTATCTGTCAACGTTCCTGATATTCTCGCGCCTTTTCTTAAATTACACGATAAGAGACAATTAAATAAATATAATTCATCTACTACAACTTTGACTGATATATTTTCAAAATATAGCGACGCGACAACACTCAATTCAAATCCATTAGGCTCAGCATCTAATTTTGATTACGATGATGCTTTCCGTCCTAATGGTTCGTGGGAGCTTCTTAGTTGGGGTCCTACCGCAGCTATGGGTAGAGTAGACCAACCTGATGCAAATAATACCACACAAGATTTTTATGTTAAATTCCACGTTGATGAACCTCTTCTTTTTCTCAGCCCTTTCACTTACACAACTGAAAGCAATACACAAGGGATGTATGGTATTCAAAATATGAATTTCCAATTTCAATTACAAGGTGCTACAAGAGCGTGGCGTTCAACTGGTCCTGCTAATAAAACTGTTTCGTTGGTTGCAATTGATGGTGCTTATTTGGATTTTATTTTTATTAATGGTCATCCAAGTGATTTATTACCATCAAAGAATATTGTCCCTTATTTAGAATATCCTCGTTATATTTCTGGCGGTCAAATTCTTCCTGGTCCAACGGTTGCTCCTGTTCCTCTTACTACTAATCCACCACAAGCAACTTGGACTTCTCAAGCTCTCACATTAAATGTCATACCCGATAAATTAGTGATTTATGCTCGTTCTCGTTCAACTACATCTTCGTGCACTAACACTGATAAATTTTTAGGAATTGACAGTGTTAATATCTCTTTCAATAATTCATCTGGTATTCTAGCAAGTGCGCATCAACGCGCTCTCTGGGCTATGTCTCACGAAAATGGGTCAAATCAAAGCTGGGAAGAATTTAGAGGATTTATTTCAAAAGCAACAACAGCTGGTGCGTCAAAAGGTGTTCCAACTACTCTTTCAACTGTTGGTTCAGTTTTAGTTCTTACATTGGGTAAAGACATACAGTTGGTCCAAGATTATATCAGTGCTGGTTCTATTGGTAATTACTCACTCCAAGTTAAATGTAATGTATACAATCCCGAAGGCGTTGAAATACTTGATGGTGAATTAGTTATCGTAGCTATCAATTCTGGTATCGTTGTGTTAGAACAAGGCGTCAGTTCCATATTTACTGGAATCTTGACTAAAGAAGATGTATTAAAGGCTAGCGACCCATCAAGCGCTGATTACAACGCAATTGGATGGAATGAAAATGTCCGTATGACTGGCTCTGGTTTATTGGACCAAGTTAAAACACTCGGTAAATCAGCATTAAAACTAGCTCAACCTTTATTTGAAGGTTCCAAAGCTGGTGAAGCATTTAAAAAAATGAGTGGTGGAAAGAAGATGGCGAACCGTCTTTTGTAAATAACATTTGATTTTTGAATCTAATATTTTTAAGTTAATTAATAATATAATTAACTTAAATTTTAACCCTAAAATGTTGCCCGTTAAAAATAAAATATATAGAAAAAACTATAAAATCTCTATAGACTTTATAAAATTAGGGCAAGATTTTAGACTTAAAAAAATACTATAGAAATTTTAATTATAAAAATATATAAAGAAATATTTTTAACGAACATTTTAATTAAAAAACTATTTAAAAATTAAAATATATAGTAATATATATGGCTTATAACCAAGTTGAAGTTCAAAAAAAACTTACCGAAAATATAGACTGGAAAAACGATATCACAACAGGATATTTAAGTGATATCTTTAAAATAATATTTGGGGATAGGTTCTTTTTATTTGACAATATTCTATATTGTTATAATGGAATATACTGGGAAAAAGACAACAAACAGAACTCAATAATGAATAATTTTATTGATAAAGATTATTATAAATCACTTATTGATAATATTATAAATTATGAAAAAGAATTTATGACAGATGCTATTGAATCTGGAATGGAAAAAAGTTTAATTAAAGCTCATACAGAATTAATTGGAAAACAAAAGAAATCATTATTATCACTAAGAAGTATTAATTATAGAGAGGGATTAGTAAAAGACATTAAAAATAAATTATATAGAGACGATATAGTATTTGATAAAAATCCTTATTTATTTTGTTTTAAAAATAAATTATTTGACTTATCTAAAAATAAATTTATTAAACCAAAACCAGAATATTATATAAGTATGACAACAGGTTATAATTACGAGGATTTAGATGATGAAACAAAAGACGAATTAATAGAAGAGTTAAATAAAATTATAGATACTATATTTTTCCAAAAAGATTTAAAACAATTATATTTAACTATATTATCAACAGGTATGTGTGGAATACCATTAGAAAAATTTATTATTAGTAATGGTAGCGGTGGTAATGGTAAAGGCTTATTAAATGAATTAGTTCAGTCAACAATAGGAGAATACGCTTATATATTACCTAGTTCAATTATATTAAATAATTTAAAAACTGGTGGAAATCCAGAAATATTCAATTTAAATAATAAGAGATTAGTAATATGTAGGGAACCAGATTATAAATTTAAAATAAATTGTGCTACCCTTAAGGAATTAGTAGGCGGAACAGAAATAAATGCCAGAACTTTATACAGTGATAAAACCACAACTAATTTATGTCTAACTTTTATTATGGAATGCAACGAAAAACCAAAACTAAATGAGACCAGTGATGCACTTAGTCGTCGTATTATAGATATTCCTTTTAAATCTCGTTTTGTTGATAAAAAAATTTACGATAAATTAAATGACGAACAAAAAATAAATACTGCTATAATTAATTCATATTATAAGACAAAAGAATTTAAAGAAAAATATAAACTAGTTTTATTTTTAATATTAAAAGATTATTTTTATAGATATTATAAATCAAAAGATTTATTAATAACCGACGAAATATTACAGCGTAATGACGACTATATGAAAGAAAGTGATGAAATGATTAGTTGGTTGAGTGAGAATTATAAGACAACCACCAATAAAGATGATATTATAAATCTAAAAGATATTTATAATAATTATAGATTAAGCGACAAATATTTAAATTCAACTAAAGAAGAAAAAAGAATTTTTTCGTATAATAAATTTATTAGAGATATAAGCAATAATCCATTCTTAAAATTATATTTTAGAAAACACGAAAATACATATGAAATGTTTTGTTTAAAAGAGATTAAAGAAGAAATATATAGTGAAGATGAATATGATATCACAAGCGAAACAGAAGAACAATTTGAGAAAGAAAAAACAAATAAATTATTAAATAAAATTAATTAAATTAATTAATTTATCTTTAATTATATATATTATAATCTTATATATTATAATATATATTAATGGATGCTTTAAGTGTATCAGCTATAGTTGTTTCAATTATTACTGCTATTTCAGGACTAATCGCAGGATTACATATTAAGAAATCAAATTGTTTTAATGGTTTATGTATATGTGAAACAGAAGAAGAAAAATTAAATAAAAAAAATAGTAAAAGTGATATAACAACCAAAGGTAATAATAATATGGAATCCACTATTTAAAAAATATATAATAATTAAAATCTAAATAATTATATATAATATGAGTTTAGAATATGATAAAAAAATCGCTCAAAAATTGAGAAATTTAGACAAAAAATATGTAGCTAATGAAGATAAAAAGGAATTAGTTGGTGGTAATGTTAGAGAATTAGTTGATATTAAAGAAGGAATGGGACTTGAAGGAATGGGTTTAAGTGCTGGTATGAAAAAAGTATTAAGAAAAACAAAAGGAAAAGGTATGAGTGCTGGGGCTCAACTTGGTTATGATGGTCCTCCAGTGTTTAAAGATAATGCAGTTCCACCTTTTTTTAGGGCTGGTGCATATAACGCAGAAGGAATGAGTGCTGGTGGTTTTATGGATATTGTAAAATTACCCCTTAAATTATTAGGATTTGGTAAAAATGGAGAAGTCGTTGCAGAATTAACTGGTTCAGGTCTAGCTGGTATTTTAAATCCAATTAGTTTGTTTCAATTTGGTCGTAATCTATTAAAAGGAAACGGAGAAGAAGAAGGAAGTGGAATGAGTGCTGGTGGTTTTATGGATATTATAAAATTACCCCTTAAATTATTAGGATTAGGTAAAAATAATCAATATGTTGAAATGGAAGGTTGTGGTGAAGTTGCTGACGCTTTAAGAGTTATAACAAAACATCTATTGCAAGGAAAAGGGATGAGCGCTGGAAAAAAGAGAGGAAGAAAAGGCAAACAACCAAAGGTTATGATGAGCGCTGGAGCAGTTAATAGAACTGGTAATCAAGGGTTAATGGGTTTTGGAGAAAAGCCAAAGAATGGTGCTGGATTATTTGATGTTATGAGTAAAATCGCAAATTTTCCAAGTGATATAATGCCATCTACTTTTTCATCACCACTAGAAGATATATTTGGAAAATCAAATTTAAGAGATATAAGTGCTAAAATAGCAGAAAATATGACTGGAGGTAAAACAACCAAAGGTTATAAAGGAAAAGGAATGGGAAATAGACCAACAAAGCAAAATTTACCTTCATCATCTTTTAGTGGAGGAGCTAAGAAACCAAATAAAAGAGCCGAAATTGTGAGAAAAATTATGAAAGAACGCGGTGTTAGTATGATTGAAGCATCCAAAATTGTTAAAAATGAAGGTTTATATTAATTTTATATTTTTATAAATAAATATCTAAATAATTTAAAAAAAAATAATATCTAGATTTAATTATATAATATGTTTGAGGGTATATTACAGTTAGGCGAAACTATTAAAAAAACAAGTGATAATTTAAATTATTTATTTATTTGTTTATATATTGAAAATACTCATTATAATAATGAATTAATATTAATGGGTAGTAATGATAAAATAAATTATTTTGACTATTTAAAAATATCACCATATGAAGATATCACAGAAGTGTATAAAATAAGAGATATATTTAAATATTATAAATTGGTTAATATTGGACCTGTGCTGAAATGTAAAATTTCAATTTTTTCTAAATAAATATATATAATAATAAAATAAAATCTAACTATTATTATATATTATGATTAGACAATTGCGTGAAAAACAAAATAGAGAGGCAGAAGAATATAATAAAGCGATTAATCGTCAAGTAATTGATAGAATGCACTCTCAAGTCGCATTATGGGAAAGTGAAAGACCTATAACAAAAGTGATTGACGACGAAACAGTGTCAAATTATGAATCAAGTGTTTTACAACTACAAAATATATTAACAAAGAAAATTGAAACAGTCAAAAATATTGATATAAATAACAGTGGAGATTCCAAAGAGTATAATGAAATAATTAATAATACTGAATTTATTAATATTTATAATATATTAGTTAAACCTCTTATATCTGGTAGTATTACAAAAAGAACTAAAAGTGCAATTGAAAATTTAATTCAACCATTAATGCCTCAAATAAATGAATTGGTAATAGCTTTTAGAAAATTGGTTGATAATAATAGAGCGGTAAATATAACAAATATTAATAGTATATTAACATCTTTCGGTATGTATTCATATTTAAAGGAACAATTTGATAAAAATGTTTATGCTCCCGTTATTGTTAGTAATTTACAGAGTTATTATTCTAATAAATTTATCCCTAGTTTAGGACCAGCTATTGTTAGAAGATTGGACGAAGCATTAGACGAATATAATAAACAACCAAATTTAAGAAAAGAACAAATGGCATCACAAGTTGGAAGACTATCACCCGAAGAATTAAAAGGAATCTTAAAATTACAAGGTATAACACAATATCCAATTTCATTAAATACAGGAGCACCAGTATCAACAGCAACACCAGCACAGCGACCAACACCAGCACCACGACAAAATATACCACAAATAGCACCACCACCTCCACCTCCACCAACATCAACACAAGCACAAGCGCAACCACAAGCACCAGCATCAACACAAGCACAAGCACAACCAGCTGACCCAGATACAGGTAAAAGATTATTAAGATACTGGAGAGAAGTCCCAACTAAAGGAATTTTGATTGATAATAGAACAAAAATAAAAAGAGAACTCGGTTCATTACAATCTAAAACTGGACCTAATAGGCAAAGAGATTTAATTAAATTAAGAGAAAAAGAATTAGAAGCATTAGAACAAGTAATAGGAGAATTTGATAGAGCTATACAAGTTTCAAAGGCACCGAAAACACCTCAATCACAATCTACATCTCAACTAGCACAACAATTGCCAAATGTTCCAGATGAATTAGTTGCTGAAGGTAGAAAACGCAGAAATACATATAAATTATTTTAATTTAAAAAGTATTTAAAAATAAATTTTCTAATATGATATAATGGAAAGTCAAACTGAAATACCTCAAGAAAAAATATTAAAAAATCATTTAGATTATTATAAAAATTTTAAAAATAAGCATAAGGAAGATATAAATAAAAAAATAGTTTGTGAAATATGTGGTGGAAGTTATTCATACTTTAATAAAAGCGGTCATTTAAAAACCAAAAAATGTCAAGTTGTTAAAAGCATTAGAAATTTATAAATAATATATTTAAATTATTTTAATTATAAAATAATTTAAAAACTTTAAAAAAATATATAAGAATTTTTAATTTAAAAAATACTTTAAAAAAATACTATAAGAATTTTCTTTAAATAATATTATAAGATTTTTAATTAATAAACTATTTAAAGAATTATTTTCTTATATATTATATATAATGGAATCTCAACAATCTCCAAAGTTCAACAAACTCTTCAACACTCAAACTGAAGTAATCGGTTTTATAACTAAAACCCTCACTCAAAATTTATCTCTTGAAACAATTGATTTAAACTTTCTAAAAGTTAATATTGATATGTTAGTAGTAAAAGACCCTACAAATGAATTTTATTATACATTATTAAAAGAAGTTAAAAAGATTCAACCAACTAATAAGAAAGAAGAAATTAAACCAGAAATTGAACCAGATACAACACCTATTAAAAAAGTAAAAAAAACAAAAACAAAAAAAGAAGATACTGAAATTGATATTAAAATTAAAAAATTAGAAGCAAAGAATACAAAATGGTCATATTGTGGAGCAGATATAAAAGAAATTGAAAGACTTTATAAAATTAAAAATAGCGATAGAGAAGATAAATTTAAAAAAAATTGGAAAAACGGAAAAGTTGTTGAAACATTAGAACAAAAAGAATTATTAAAAAAGTATAAAGAATTAGAAAAAAAGAGATGGGTCCAAGGTGATTGGGAAGGTAATAAAATAAGAGATGAAGAAATAAGTGAATTAAGAAAAAAGCTTGATTTCCAAAAGTCTATTTTTGTGGAGGATAAAGAATATAAAATTTACCATTACAGTCAAAAACATTCTTATAATGAATATAGATGTATTCTTATAAGTGAAACGGATTCATACCGTAAAATATTACCAATTGATAAAGTATTTACACATTTTGACGATAGACAATCATCCCATTATAAATTTGAATATCCAGTTATAATTAGAGAAGATAAAATTATTAAATATCATACAAGCCGATATTTTAAGCCAGTAGAATATTATAGAGAGGATACTGATTACACTGTATGCAGTTAATAAATAATATTATAATTAAAGTTAATTAATAAAATAATTAACTTTAATTAACTTTCTAGGACTAAAATGTTGCCCGTTGGAAATAAAGTATATAGAGAAATTTCGGTTTTTTCTATAGGGTTTATTTCCAACGGGCAACATTTTAGGGTGAATTTTTATAATTAATTATAAAAGTAATTAATTATAAATCTATTTTTTTAAGGTTAATAATAGGTATATATATGTATTTTTTTGGCTTATCTATTCGTCCATATCTGGGATGTCTCACAAAATCTTTTATTTCAAAAGTGTCAAATAATTCTTTATTATATTCAATATAATATAATCCGTCGGTAAAGTAAAATAAAAATATTGATTTGTCTTGAATCTTATCTAATCCAATTAAAGTGGTTGGAAATTTACTATAATTATTAGTTCTTGATTTTAATTCATATTTATAGTCGTCATCTGTATAATCATATCTATTATATTTACCATCAGTATTTTTAATATTTCTTTTAAAATATTTTTTTATAATTGGTAAAACAATTTCTTGAGTTTTTAATCCAGTTGCAAGTTCTTCCTTATAAACTTTCATTATTATATTACTATATATTTTATTTTAGATATTTAATTATAATAATCTTAATATAATTTTTCAGGCTTTTTAATTAGTTTCATACCAAAATTATTTGTTTTAGTTGATAGAGTTTTTTCAATATTTTTTTTAAATATAAATTTAATATCTTTAAAAGGTGTATAATCTACATAATGATGTATTCGTCCAAATCTTTCTGTAATTCTTGCTACATCTGGATGCTGTTCTTGTAATGATTTTGTTTTTAAATATAAAGCATCTTCAACACTATAGATTGAATCTGTGTTTCCTCCTTTTTGTTTTAATGTTTGTTGTTTATCTGCTAGAATAGCATTAAATAATACAGTCGCATAACCTTCTTTTAATATTCTAAGAGATAAATCAGTATCTTCATTATATCTTCCTCTCCATTCAAATGGTATATCATTACTTAATAAAATAGATGAATATATTCTCGTATTTTTTGTGATTGGTTTTAATCCAGTAGATAATGGAACACCAAACATTTTATAATTATGTCCTGCCATCTTTATATTTTCATATCTATCAACATAATCTTCAATAACTCTAAAAGCACACGCGCCTTTTAAAAAAGTTCTATCGCTATCATTTAACCTATAATAACCCATTATATTATCATCTAATATCCAGTGTCGTTTATCTTTATTTTTTCTTGAATGATTCAATATAAAATTTCTAGCTGGAATCCCACCTTGATTTTTATTTAAATATTCGTCTGGTAATATTAAAATTTTCTTTTTATCAATATATTTTGCATATTCATCATATTCTTGAGGTTCTACAACTATTTTATAGTCTATATTAGACCAATCCAAATACCTACTTGTATATCTATGTTGCCATCTACCTTTTGATAAGATATATATAGGATATTTAGGTGCAATATTTTCTGGACTATCACACATAAATTTTCTTTTGTCTAATGCTTTTAATCTATACGGATACCAAAAATAACCTAATTTTTCACTTATTTTTATTTTAATTTTAGTTGATAAATCTTTTATTATATTACTATCTTTATAATATATCGTAAATGCTGGAGACTTTAATAAATCGTCGTTTGGTTTATATTCTGGCATATCATACCAATCACAACCACCATATAAATCTTTTGATAACTTCACATATGAAAATTTTAAACTTTTTATATCATCTAATTTTTCAAATTTATATTCAAATAAAATATTAATTAAATATTCTATAAATTGTGTCATATTATCATTATCTATAGCGTGAATTACGATATGATTAATAGACGTTTTATTATCACAATCAAGATAAAGTTTATTATTTATAATATTAATTAATTTAGTCATATAATATAAAATAGGTTATTTTTATAAATAATCTAATATTATTATAATGAATGATTTAAAAGTTGTAAAAGCAGATTCAATAAGTGATGCATTAATGCGTAAATATCTACCAAATTGTAGAATATTAAAATATAGTCAATTTAAAAAATTTAAATCTTTATCACAATTACTACCAAATAATAAAGATTTTATTGTAATATTATATGAAACATCACCTAATTCAGGTCATTGGTGTTGTATAATGAAATGTGATGATAATTATGAGTATTTTGACAGTTATGGAAAAGAACCCAGTAATCCATTAAGTTGGAATAAACCAGATATAAATAAATTATTAGGTCAAGATAAACCTTATTTGGATTATTTAATTGATAGTAGTAATATTGATACTTATTATAATGATATTGACTATCAATCAACGAAGAATGATATAAATACGTGTGGCAGACATTGTATATTTAGGATATTATGTATGCTTAAAAAAGATTTTAATTTAAAACAATATTATAAATTTATGACAACTTTAAAAAATAAAAGTAATGAAACATATGACACAATTGTATCTTATATGATAAATTTAATATAAATAATCTTAGATTAATTATAATATAAATAATCTAAGACTAATTATATAATGTCAAATATTGCAAGTATGTATGCGACACACGGCACTGATGATTTTTTACATCCAGTGATGTGCGACGAGAATGGGATTTTAGCGGTAAATATAATATCAGCTCCATCTGGTGGAAATGACGTAAATGTTATAAACACTCCAGATGTAAATATCGTAAATCAACCTAAAGTGGATTTAAATGACGGCGACGGAAACCCTATATCGTCAGCTATTGTAGGAACCGAAAGAGGGTTGAATGTGAATATACTGTCTGGTGGTGGTAGTGGTGGGTTAGTCCAGATTCAAGGCTATAATGGAGTAGAATGGGAAAATATTAGTGCTAGTATGGGTAATTTAGCAGTAAGTGATTATTCAACACATACTAAATTAGATACTTTAATTGATAAAAATTTAAATTATGATGTTGATAATGTAAGCGTTAATAAAGTTGTTGAATCTATAACATATGATTTAAATAGTATAGGAACAGCAATGTATGCCGACAGTATTAATCCAGCATATCCTGACCCATTTGGAAGGGGAGGCTGGTATTGGACTAACACCTTAGCAACTGGTGCCTCTAATGTGTATTGGTATAGTAATACACCAGCACAAGTAAATCAAAATTTAATGACTAAAGCACAAATGGATTGTGTATTTGTTATTTTAGCATTAGATAGAGTGGAACCTAATATTGTTTTACCGTTCTTAAATTTTTATTCTCCACCTACTGGAACAGGGGATATTCGTCCTTTATTTGCACATTCTTTTTGGACTTATACTATAGATATTACAGTAAGTAGATTGAATGCGGGAGAGATTGTTATGTTAGTCGTTGGTGATGCTACAAAATTAAATAATATTAGACCAGAATTAAGACGTGTTCCATTAATATTACATAGCACAGGAGGAGAAGCTTTACAAACTGAAAATATTGCATTTATATCTTTAAACACAGATAGCGGTAATAAACCCGTTGCTTCTATTCAATATCTCATTCAATATGCTGGTTTTCATTATTCAATTACCGATAAAATTATACAATATGAATTTAATAATAGTTTAAAAAGAATTGCAGAAAATAATTTATCAGGTGCCGTTTCTGCAAGCGGACAACCAAATATAAATGTAAATGTCAATACTGGTGGATTTGAATTAAATGTTGATAGTAATAATAATTTAAAAGTTATTGACAATACACTTAACAATAAAATTAATTCTAATGCAACATATCCAACTGCCATTGATGTTGTCGTATTGTCTGGTGGTGGTGGTGGTGGTGGTGATAATATAGGGTCATACGCAAATATAACTAATAATATCAGTTTAACAGCTGGTTCTTCTTCCACATCTTTTTTTATTAATAACACGTATTTAAATAATTCAGTTATAGTTTATGAAGATACCTCAACTACTTCATCAAGTGGTATCGCCATTCAAATTAGTCAAGATGATACAGTATGGCAAACACTCGCTAGTATGTTTCCAATTGTAGCTCAAACAGGAAAAAGAACCGCAAGTTTAATATTAAGTCTTAAAGCATTTAAATATATTAGAATTTTAAATATTGCTACTACTACTTATAATAATGTTATATGCTCTTTATATTCATCTTAATAATCTTCGATTATTCTTAGATTAAAATAATTTAAATTAATTTAGATTAAATTAATTTAAATCTAAGGATTATTATATGTCAAAACTTATAAGTCCAATTTTTCGGGGTCAAACAGCTGCAGGTAATACTCAGCTTCTAAGAGTGAATGGAAATTTACTAACTAATGCAAATACAATAGCGGAATTAGATGACGTTTCATTATCTGGTCTAGCATTAAATCAAACACTAATTTATAATTCATCTGTATCTAAATTTACAAATCAATCATTATTTTTTGGGTCATCTCTAGACGACGTAGTAATAACAACCCCTCAAGAAGACCAAAAACTAATTTTTGATAATGCAACAACAAAATGGATTAATACAACACCAAAATTTTTTAATATTAATATAAATGGTAAATTTAAAGATAGTTATTTACAAAATTTAACATCTACTAATTATATTAATTTATTAGTTAATAATCCATTAATTTTTGATAGTTATAATATTACAGGAACTAATAATAATGGTATATCAATTGATGTTAATAATTTTTTATCAGGTTTTAGAACGACGTGCAATTATATGTTTATTTATAGTATGAATTTATCTATAATAACTATTAATAATAATACACAATTTAATTTTGGTTT